AAGCTGCTGACGACGCTGCTATTGCATCAGCACAACATCTTGCATTTGAAATGGATAAGGTAGCCAAACTAACCGGACTAAGTCGTGAAAAGCAAGTAGAAGAACTTAAAAAAGCAGAGTTAGATTCTCAGATACAAGCAAGATTTAAATTAATTGAGTTAACTCAGGATAAAGACGCTGCCGACCGTGTTAGAGCACAGTACGAAATAAATGTCATAAAAGCTCAAGCGCAAGGACCTGCTCTACTAACTGCCTATAAGGACATGATTGCTAACGATGGCGCTATAACTCTTAAAGAAAGTGCTCAGGCTATTACACTTTTAAATCAGCAAGGAGAGGGAATACAAAATTTAGCCACCGCAACTCTTAAAGGTAGTGCTGATCTAAGTGATCAAGCTACACGTCAGATGTACGAAGGTGCTAGACAAAATGACAGTAATATTGAAATATTACAAGCTCGTGCTTTGGGTAGTGTTGCTAAAGTAAATGACATCTTTGCACCAACTTGGCAAGCAAGTAAGACAATAACAGATAGCCTGAACGGTATTGCTCAGGAAGAAAAATTTAAAGGCAAGAGCGAAGATGAAATTTATGCTGAGGCTGTGCGTAGAGCCGGTCTTCCTAAAGCACCTACAGCGGGATCAGGAAGTACTGCGGCAATTATAGCTGTACAAAATAAGTACAATGACATACTTGCTACAGCTATGCGAGGAGTAGCAACACCTTTAAACGAAAAGATTGCGCCAACGTTATCTGCTATTGCTAACAAATATCTAAATAGCCGCACTCCTGCAGCAAATGCTAAACAAGATACAGAATTAACTCTTAGAGGAACACAAGGCAAAGGAACTAATGAACCTGTACCTGGTGAAAGCACAGCCGATGCTGTTAAACGACAAATACAGGGCATGCGATCTACTAGTGCGACAGGCGACATACTGGGAGAAATTGGTAACAAAATTGGTCAGATTGCTAACATGACCGTGGGTACTGTAACTTCATTAACCATTGACGGTAAAGGAATCAAAGGCGAAGCAGAAGGATCTAAAGATGTGTGGGGTTCATGGTTCGGAGGTCCTAGCGGTCTAGCCAATATTCGTGAGAATGGTCCCGAAGCTGTTGTACCGTTTGGTAAGATTAACGAATTTGTCAACGACATGCGGGGTAAAATACCCAGTGCTGGTCCAGATTTATCAGGAGTATCTAGTCAGCTTAGCCAATTGTTACCGCAGGCTCAAGCAGCAATTCCTAATGTATCTAATGTGTTTTCTGGAAATCAAGGCGCAACCTTATCTGACGTGGTAGAGTCCCTAGATAAGTTAAATAAGTCTAACGGAATGATGATATCATATTTGGAAACTATTAGCAACTACAGTGGCAAGCAGGTAAAAGCTACTCGTGGCATGTCAAATAATAGATTCGATTGATAGATAAGGATAAACAATGAGCTGGAAAAAGTACTTCACGCCAGTACCTGTAAATGGACAAAACCTGGGACCAATTAGTGGTCAAAATTCAGGCACACGTCCTGGACCAGCTAGAGCCAACTATTCTAGCTATTTGCCCGATGTTTACTCAGGCAGTCCTAATCGACTAGAACGCTATCAGCAGTATGAAGTTATGGATAGTGATCCAGAAGTTAATGCGGCCTTAGATATCCTTGCAGAATTCTGCACACAAAAATTAAAAGATTCAAAAAGCGCCTTTTCAGTCAAGTGGCGCAACAAAGCTACTAACGCTGAAGTTAAGATTCTAGGTGAATACCTACAGCAGTGGAACAAACTACAGCAGTTTGACACACGTATATTCCGTATTGTACGTAATGTATTCAAATACGGCGATGCTTTCTTTATCCGTGATCCCGAAAATCAAAAATGGAACTACATTGATTCTAGCAATCTAGTCAAGATCATTGTTAACGAAAGTGAAGGTAAGAAACCTGAGCAGTATGTAGTCAAGGATCTAGCACCTAACTTTATTAATCTAGTAGCCACACAGATAACACCTAATATTAATCCTCGACAAACCGGAGGCGGTCCTGTACCTGCCAGCGGATATCTAGGACAAGGTGCTAGCCAACAGGGCTCAACAGGTGGCGGAAGTACTTCAAGCAGTAACCGTTTTGGCCTGCAGATGAAAGAAGATGCCATTGATGCCAAACACATGGTACATCTAAGTCTGTCAGAAGGCCTAGATCAAAATTTCCCATTTGGCAACAGTCTACTAGAAAACGTATTCAAAGTCTACAAACAGAAAGAACTATTAGAAGATGCTATTCTAATCTATCGTATACAACGTGCTCCAGAGCGCAGAGTATTCAGTATTGACGTAGGTAATATGCCCAGCCACCTTGCTATGGCATTTGTGGAACGTGTTAAAAATGAAATACATCAACGCCGCATTCCATCGCAAACTGGTGGTGGACAGAATGTTATAGACAGTGCGTACAATCCGTTGAGTATTAACGAAGACTACTACTTCCCTAAGACAGCAGATGGTAAAGGATCAGATGTTAAGATCCTAGAAGGCGGTAAAAACATTGGCGAAATTGACGACCTACGCTACTTTACCAACAAACTATTCCGTGGACTACGTATTCCTTCAAGCTATTTGCCCACAGGACAAGAAGATAGTCAAGCAAGTTTTAATGATGGTCGTGTAGGCACAGCATATATTCAAGAATTGCGTTTTAACAAGTATTGTGAACGCTTGCAGTCTATGCTTACTGAAGTATTTGACCAAGAATTCAAGATGTTTATGTACTCAAAAGGCATGAACATTGACAGCAATCTATTTGAATTACAGTTTAATCCACCAATGAACTTTGCAAGTAGTCGTCAAGCAACCATTGATGCAGAGCGTATTAACACATTTAATACAATTCAAGCAGTTCCTTACATGAGTAAACGCTTTGCTGCCAAACGTTTCTTAGGATTAACTGACGAAGAAGTAGCAGAAAACGAACGTCTATGGGCAGAAGAAAACGGCAAAGGTCAACCTAATAACACCGATGCTGCTGGCGAACTACGTTCAGCAGGATTATCAGCAGCAGGTATGGATGCCGATATGGCAGACGCTAGCGATATGTCAGCACCTGAAGATATTGTTAACGATCTTGAATCAAATCCTGAAGCAGGCATAGGAGGCGGTGCAGCCGCAGCTCCAGCAGGCCAACCTCCAACACCAGTAGCATAAATATCTACATGATATTGAGAGAATTGTTTTACATCGATGCAGATACACGTAATGTAGCTAATGATCTACGCTACGACGCTTCTCGTGACGATTCTCAAATGCACAGAACCGATACACGCAAGACTAGATTAACTCTAGGTCAAATAAACGAATTAAGAAAAAGCAGTGAAGCCCACATTTTAGAACAGGAAAATGAACTAGCATTTATACATTCAATGTACGCTGTGCCTCCGCCTGCCCCACAATAGACAAAAATTTGTCAAAAAAGACTAATTTTGCTATATAAGTACACTATTTTTTAACAATAGTGTAAATATATTACAGCCTTGTATCATATCAAACCACAGGAGAATTAACATGACTGACCGCGCTCAATTTGAAGCCATGCTAGAAGCACTGATCAACGACGATCAAGATGCAGCAAAAGAAATATTCCACAACATCGTTGTTGGAAAATCACGTGAAATTTACGAAGAATTATTAGAGTCTGACTTTAGTCAAGATTCCGGAAATCCTTATCAAAAGAATGAGGAAGCAGAGGAAGAAGAGACTACAGACAACGCACCTGCCGCCGAAGAAGAAGAAGGCGAAGAAGAAGAAGAAGGCGAAGAAGAAGAAGGCGGTGAAGAAGAAGGCGAAGAAGAAGAAGGTGAAGAAGAAGGTGGAGAGGAAGAAGAAAGCGGTGAAGATATTGAAGATCGCGTAATGGACCTTGAAGATGCCTTAGAAGACCTTAAAGCTGAATTTGAACAATTATTAGCTGGCGAAGAGCATGAAGAAGAGCAAGAGCCAGGAATCCATGGTGACGGCATGCCAATGCACGATATCGAAGCTGATATGGATGCTGAAGAAGAGCCAATGGACGAACTACAGCACATGATGGAATATGTTAACAAAGTTGGTAACCCTCAACACGGTGACAACGGTGCTAACACTAAGTCAACAGTAGCTGGTGAAAACAACATGGGTGGTACAGCAGCTAATATCGCTCAAAGTTTTTCAACAGAGAAAGGCGGCACAGAAGGCGGTTTAGCCAAACCTAAAGCAGGTGACTTAACAGCTGGTCTAAATGTACACAACCGTCCAGGTAGTGATGCAGGTAAGTCAGCGTTCAAGAAGAAAGAACCTGGCCACGGTGCTGAGAAAGCTGGTGCAAAAGAAACTGCTGATAACAAAGTAAGTACTTTAAAGCCATTAAAGAAATAAAAAGAGACTAAACTAAAAATATGTCTTTATACCTCCGAGAGAATCTCAGTTTCAACGAAGCAAAAATGATCGTTGAATCTGATGATAAAGATGGGAAAAACTTGTATATGTCCGGGATTTGCATCCAGGGCGGTATACGCAACGCTAACCAGCGTGTTTATCCTGTTGGAGAGATTGGCAAGGCTGTCAAAACCCTTAATGATCAGATTCAAAACGGTTATTCAGTTCTCGGAGAAGTGGATCATCCAGATGATCTAAAAATTAACCTGGACCGTGTGTCCCACATGATAGTTAATATGTGGATGGACGGTCCTAATGGTTACGGTAAATTGAAAATTTTACCAACCCCTATGGGACAACTAATACGCACAATGCTGGAAAGCGGAGTCAAGTTAGGCGTTTCAAGTCGCGGATCCGGAAATGTCAGAGATGACGGATCCGGTGAAGTATCAGATTTTGAGATCATCACAGTAGATATGGTGGCTCAACCTAGTGCTCCAGGAGCATACCCAACACCAATTTATGAACACCTTATGAATAATAAGGGAGGATTAAGTGCCTTACGCATAGCGCAAGAGGTTAAAGGTGATCCTAAAGCACAGAAATATCTCAAAGAGAGCTTATTGAATATAATAAGCAAACTCCAATAACAAGGAGAATCATATGTTGGATGCACTAAAATCGTTATTTGAAAACAATGTGATTTCTGAAGAGATCAAAGAGTCAATTGAGCAAGCGTTCGAAGCCCGCATTACTGAGGCTAAAGAAGCTGCTACTCAACAATTACGTGAAGAGTTTGCACAAAAATATGAGCATGATAAAAACACTATGATTGAAGCAGTAGATCGTATGATCTCTGAGCAGTTAAGTGCTGAAATCGTTGAATTTGCAGATGACCGCAACCAATTAGCAGAAATGAAAGTTAAGTATGCTAAGGCTATGAAGACAAATGCTGCTGTAATGAATGAATTCGTTACACGCCAGTTAGCTTCAGAAGTTAAAGAGTTGCACGAAGATCAAGTTCAAATGGCTGATAAGTTTGGTAAACTAGAACAATTCGTAGTTGAGGCTCTAGCTCAAGAAATTACAGAGTTCACACAAGACAAACGTGACCTTGCAGAAACTAAAGTTCGTTTAGTTCGTGAAGGCCGCGAAGAAATCAAGAAGGTAAAACAAGAGTTTGTACAACGTGCAGCTAAGATGGTTGAATCAGTAGTGTCAGAAGGACTACGTTCCGAA